AAGGAATGGAAGGTTCACCGCACGACGGCACGGGAATGGGTGCTGGAACTGGTCAAGGCCGGCGAGATGAAGCAACTCAAGTTACGCTTCTTCGACGGTAAGCGTATCCAGATGAAATACTTTTACGGTTGACGCCGTAGGGTGGCGGGGGGATAAAGATTTTGCCACCTATGAAAATCCTCATTGCCTGCGAATACTCCGGCACCGTGCGCGACGCCTTCATCAAGGCTGGTCACGATGCTATGTCCTGCGATCTGCTGCCTACGGATGTTCCGGGGCCGCATTATCAGGGCGACGTGTTCGACATCATCGACCAAGGATGGGACATGATTATCGCTCACCCGCCATGCACCCACTTGGCCGTCAGCGGTGCCAGGCATTTCAAGGCAAAGCAGGCCGATGGACGGCAGCAGCAAGCTTTGGATTTCGTGAGCCGGCTGCTTAACGAAGACATCCGCCGTATCGCTCTGGAAAACCCTATTAGCATCATCAGTTCCAAGATTCGCAAACCCGACCAGATTATCCAGCCTTGGCAGTTCGGCCACGGGGAAACGAAAGCCACTTGCCTGTGGCTAAAAAACCTGCCGTGCCTTGTTCCGACCGAAGTCGTCGACGGGCGAGAGCAGCGCGTATGGAAACTTCCTCCCACGGCTGATAGGTGGAAGATTAGGTCGAAGACTTTCCAGGGCATCGCCGATGCTATGGCCGCTCAATAGGGTTCCCTCTGATGACCACCGAAGATCGCATTTCCGGGGCGAGAGCCTATCTCGCCAAGCTGCCTGCCGCCGTCGCAGGCCAAGGCGGTCACCCTGCCACCTACCGCGCTGCCAGCATTCTGGCCAACGGCTTCGACCTGCCGTGGTCGGACGCCTGGGCCTTGCTTCAGGAGTTCAACGCCCGTTGCTCGCCGCCTTGGTCTGAGAAAGACCTGCGTCACAAGTTGAACGACGCCTACGTCAAGCCGCACGAACGTCAGAAGGGCTGGCTCGTCGCCGGCAAGGAACGCCGTGTCGGCGCGAACGGACGCTTCGTCTTCGACCCAAACCGTGTCGCCGAGCTGGTCGACGTGCAGACGCCGTTCACGACCGCCGACGTGCTGCTGAACTGCTTCAAGGACGAGGACGTCATCTGCATCACGAACGAAGCCGGCCAAACCGAAGACGGCAAGTGGTTCCCGGCGTCGAAGGGCATCTTCCTGACCCGCGCCGAGTGGATCACCAAGTTCTTCGGCCCCGGAGCCGTGGGGGCTGCGAAGTTCGCCGGCACGGAGTCGGGGGCTTGGATTCGTATCAACCCCTTCACGCCCGACGACTTCACGGGAACCGACGGTTCGGTGTCGGCCTATCGCCACGTCTTGGTCGAGTTCGACAAGAAGGCCAAGGACGAGCAGATCGCCATCTTCCAGCAGTCCAACCTGCCCATTAGCCTGCTCGTCGACTCGGGCGGCAAGTCCGTCCACGCCTGGGTTCGTGTCGACGCCCAGAGCAAGGAGCAATGGGAGGAACGCCGTAATACGGTGTATGACTACCTTTCCGACCACGAACCCGACCCGCAGAACAAGAACCCTTCCCGCTGGAGCCGGCTGGGGGGCATCATGCGCGGCGAGAACGAGCAAAGAATAGTGGCGTTCAAGATTGGTTCGCTGGACTGGGACGAGTTCATGGCGTGGCGGGAAGGTCAGGACTTCCCCGAGGAGGTAACGACGGACGTCCTTGAGAACTACGACGTCCTGAACGACCCGAACACGGTTATCGGCCACGGACGCTGGTTGCAGAAGGGCGGCTCGCTGCTGATCACCGCGCAGTCCGGCATCGGCAAGTCATCCTTCGCTATGCAGATGGCCATGTCATGGGCTTGCGGACGTGAGTTGTTCGGCATCCCGGCGAAGCACCCGCTGAAGATGGGCGTCCTCCAGGCGGAGGGCGACGTCGGCGACATGGCCCAGTCCTTTCAAGGGGTGATGTCTGGCATGAGGCTGAATAACGACGAGAAGGCGATGGTCAGGCAGCACCTGCATTTCTTTAACGAGTCGTCGAAGCGCGGCTCCGATATCATCCAGCTCGCCCGCAAGATCATCGTCCGGCATAAGTTGGACGTCATCGTCCTCGACCCGCTGATGGCCTACATCGGCGGCAACATCAACGACAACGTCGACGTGACGAACTTCTGCCGTGGGCTGCTGGAGCCTATGCTCAAGGAGACGGGGTGCATCGCCATCCTGATCCACCACGAAGGCAAGCCGAAGGCCAAGGAGGTAACTGACGGCCAGACCTTCTCAGACATGATGTACAGCGGTACGGGCGGGGCGGAGTTGGTGAACTACGTCCGCGCCGTCCTGAACATCCGTCGGGAGTCGAAGGACTTGCCCGTGTTTTCATTCAACCTGTCGAAGCGAGGCAAGGAAGCCGGGATGCGGACGCCCGACGGCAAGCCTACCCTTGTTTTGAAACTCAAGCACTCGGACGACCGGGTGTTCTGGGAGGTCGCCCCCTTGGCCGGCGGTTTCGAGCTGCTCAAGGTCGGCCAGCAGTATCGTCACTTTGAGTCCAAGCCCCGCATCAGCCGGGGGGCTTTGCTGGAGGAATTGGTAGCGGATCACAAACTCCAGCGCGACCAGGCGGAGTCCCTGATTAAGGCTATGGTGACCAACGGCATCATCGAACCCCGCAAGGTGGGGGCGGCATTGTACTACCAAGGCACCAAATACGACGCCTAAAGACCCCCCGAGAGAAACCATCGTCGAGAGGGCCGAGGGGTACTAAAGGACGACTCCCCCGTACCTTTCGGCAGAGGGGGGAGCCATTATGGGTTTAGCCCCCTGTCAATGCCACCTAGGAAGCCCGTGGAGGCGTTTTCTTCCGTAGTCTGACTACTACTGCCAACCCGACCCCCAGACAGCCTACGCCCAAAGCCCAGCCCAAGTCCCGGCAGGACTGGAGGGCGAGGGTGGCGGTGGACATATTCCGCTCCAAGTCCTTGGAGTCAGACTTCAGCCCCCCGTCGGTGACCAGCATGACTAGGGCGTCCGTGTTCTGGAGCTGGTCTAGGACGAAGCCTGCGATCCAAGCCGACATGGCTGCGGCGAGGCCGGCGGCGACGACCAGGCCGATGACGGCGAAGAGCAGGTTGCTCTCACTTCCGTCGCTTGGTGGTAGGTCTCTTTTTGGCATCTTTTTTCGGGACACCTACCTCGGCATCGCCCTTCGACTTGATATACCTCATCAGGTAATCCAGACATTCTGGCGCGGCATAGCCGCTGGCACCCACGACGCCCATTTTCAGGCCGGCGTTTTGAATATGGTCTTGGATGCAATAGCCGACCAAGGCGGCGGTGATCGCAGCGGCGAGGACACGGCGGATTACCCAGCCAAGCGAGACCGGCTCAGTACTGAGGAGAAGTCTGGCCACCATCGCTAGGCCACCTAGGACGCCAGCCACGACGCCGTCCTTGACCTCCCTAGGGATGTCGTCGGGATTGATAGGTGCCGCACTCACGAAATCTTGGGGGGCTTGGCGTTGGGGGCGAGCAGGACACGACGGTAGTCCTGATCCCAGAGCATGGCGGCGAGGTCTTTGCCGGCGCGGTCGACTTGGGCTTCAGACAGGTCGGGGAATGTCAGGTGGACTTGCTCATGGCAGAGGACTTCCAACTGCCGCTTGGCACCGAGGCGGGGGTCGATTTCAATCAGCCCTTCGCCGATGGTAGCCTGACCCCAGGCTCGCTGGCGACCAAGTTTGACCCACTTGACCTTACTCTTTTGGCGGCGTTTCGTCATGGTCGTTAGAGCGTACGGAATCCCGTACCTTGTCGGCCAGCCACCAGAGGCCCAGTCCGCAGGCAATCAGCAGGGTGCCGCCGGCTGCGTATTCAAAATACGGGCTATCGATTATGAACGGCACCGCGCCGCAGAACGCCCCGCATAGCAGGAGGGGGATGCCGATTTTCGGGCCGAGGAAGGCGGTGGTCAACGCGCCGACTACGGCGAGGCCGGCACCGACGAGCGTCCATGTCTGGGCGGAGGCGTCCTTCTTGACCCGTTCGATTTCGGCTTGGAGTTCCTTGATACGGCCATCCTTGAGGTCTGAGACGCGCTTGGCTTCGGCTTGGTCGGCTTCCAGTTTCTCCCAAGCCTTGTTTACGGCGGTGGCGAGTTTGCGTCCGAACTCCATTTGCTTGGCGTAGTCGATTTCGCTACCCTTGGCTGCGCGAGCCATGCTGAAGGCCACGTCCGCCTCCGGGGGTGGGGGGAGGTAAGACTGAGCTAGGCGGGACTCGGCGACGACCACCTTGGGCTTGTCGGCGTTCTTCTCGATGGCGACGAGGGCGGCACCGACCCGGTGATCCGTCTTATCCAAGTCCTTACCGAGGGTGGCGACGGCGTCGGGCTTGGTCGGTGCGTCTGGCTGCTTAGGCAGCGGGGCGTCTACTGGCTTGGACGACTTGCAACCAGCCAATGCCACCCAGGCGATGACCAGAAGAAGCCGCATAGGTCAGCGTCCCTTGAGCGCGTCGAGAGCGGCCTTGCCCTTGGCCTCCAGCTCGGAGGCTTTGGCGGAGTGCTTCCGCATGACGAGCAGACCCGTGATCAGGCCGGCGATGAAGGAGAGGATTGCGAGGATCATACGGTAAGGCAGTTGTAAGAGGCTGAGGAGTTGCTGTCGTAGATTGAAACGACGGTACACTGAACCCAGGCGCCATCTTTTCGAACGTAATAATTGCCGTCTGAAGGGGCGTCGGTGATTCCAGAAACGGCAGCCGTTGTCTGAACGGTAGAGTCGGGGAAGGTGATGCCTGTCGATGTAACGCTTACGGTTCCCGATCCGAAGTTTAGTCCATTTAGGGCGCTTAAACTAAATGACTTATATACGGCTGTGTCATAATCGTTGTACGTTCCTGTAAATGAATCAGCTCCGAAACCGTTTTGTTTACTAAGGATAACGTAAGGGTTACCAAAGCCGTCGGTGCCGTAAGAAGACTCACCGGTTCCTTGTCCATCGCTGGTCATTACCGACTGTCTGAAAAGAGTTCCCGGAACGTTTTGCAAACCAGCAGTAGCAGACACCGAGTTGCCATCAAGTTTTGATCCACTGCTAGACGTTCCCGACTGGACGTAGTTAGATCCAAGTTCAAGGTTTCCGCTTCCTGGAATAAACCCGCTAACGGCCGCCGTGGTCTGCGTCGTGCCATCTCCGAACATGATGCCGTTCGTATCGACCTTGAGCGCGGCGGACGTATCAGGGGCGACGCCGATGCCGACCTTGCCGTTGGCGTCGACGACGAATCGGGTCGAGTCTGGGGTCGTGCTGTCCTCGACTTCGATGGCGTTTGCCGTTCCGAGCTGAGTGACTCGCAGGGCGGCGGTCGATGAAGAGGTCGTGTTGATGACCATCTGGCCCGTGAACGTGTTGAACTGGTTCAGGACGGGAACGTTGTAATTAATCCCGCCAGTCCGATAGGTGATTTTAGGGGAAGCAGCGTTTGAAATCCAGAGATCGCCGTTGGCCGCGCTGGCGGGAGCCGAGTCGCATTGTCCGCCGAGGTTGATGCTCGGAGTCGAGGCAGCAATCGTGGCCATATTGACCTTGCCCGTGAACGTGGCCCCGGAGAGGTTCGCCTTCAGGTTCAAAGCGTTCTGGAGGTCAGTCTGGCTGGAAAGAGTCCCGGTAATTCCGCCCCAGACAGCACCGCCGGCTGCGGCCTGGTTCTTCCAAAGGCCAGTCACGCCATCGTAGGCCAGCACCTGACCCGTCGAAGGGGTCGTGATGAGGACGTCATGGAGTTCGTCGAGTTCGTAGCCGTTTTGAACGGCCACCAGAATCGTGCCGAGCGTCGGGTGCGAGCGGATGACGATGCCGACGTAGACCATGTGCTGCGGAGCCACGGGCTTCGTGGTCGTCCACGTTCCGGGGGTCGTCGGGGACAGGTAAAGTTGGACGCCTTCGGTCAGTCCAGAAGTGTTGATGTTCTCCAGCATTCCGCGCACGATGACGAAGCCCGTGCCGTTGTTAGCGATGGCCGTCTTGACGAAGCCCATCGTCTGGGCAGAGTTCTGATCGTTGTTCGCCTGGGCGAGCGTGATAAGAGGAAGGTTGCCCGTGGCACCCGAGATGTAGACGATGGAGCCGGCGGGAATGGTCACCCC